TACCGGCTACGCCTCGACCATTGGTAGTGGTAGATCAATCAGCTCTGTCATCTACTGGAATCACTTAAGGCGTATTCCTATGCCAATGATCGTCTGTTATAGCCCCAACGATGGGCACCGCTTCCCGCTCAATGGCGAGTGCGCCTATTGATTATACCCTTTCTAAAACTTCCTTAAAATAAATACAAAATTGTATTGCACTATACAAAACTGTACTGTATAGTTATCTCAACACTTACAGAAACAGAGGAAGACATTATGACTATCTTAGCTATGAAAATGGGCCGCAAAACCTTAAAAGGCGATTCAGTAGAAGAAATTCAAGACCAGCACCGCGAATATATCAACAACTCAGGCAAGGGTGCGAGTGAGCTTACCGCGTCAGAATGGGAGCCAAAGATTAAGGATTCAAGTGGAAAGGTTTTAGGCCATCTCTCCTATAATTCACGTTTTTGGGCGGCTTAGCAATGAAAAACCTAGTAATAAGTTTTAGCGGCGGGCGAACCAGCGCCTACATGGCAAAAAGACTGCTTGATGATCCTATTGCCGAAAATCAATATTTTGTATTTATGAATACGGGAGCGGAGGACGAACGAACCTTAGAGTTCATTAATAAATGCGATAAAGAATGGGGGTTAAATCTAATTTGGATTGAGGCGCTAGTAAACCCAGAAAAAGGGAAGCGCACAAACTACAAAGTTGTCGATTTTGAATCAGCCAGTCGGGAATGCGAGCCGTTCTATGATGTCATTAAGAAATACGGCATTCCAAACAGCAGCTACCCGCATTGTAACCGAGAACTAAAGCTACAGCCTTTTAACGCATGGTTGGCAGATACTTGCCCAGATGCCCACAGAGCCATAGGGATTAGGCTAGATGAGATAGACCGCATGGCGGCAAATATGGACGAAATGAAAATAATTTACCCGCTTATTAGCAAATGGCCAACTATGAAAGGTGAGATTTTAGCATGGTGGGAGAAGCAATCATTTAACTTAGATATTCCTGAGCATTATGGAAACTGCGTCACCTGCTGGAAGAAATCAGACAGAAAGCTTTTAACACTGGCCAAAAACGAGCCTAAGCTTTTTGGGCATTTTCAGAAAATGGAGCTTATCGCATCGGAGCGAGGTAGTAATGCACCTAACAATAGTGGCGTGTTTTTCCGAAAACACAGAAGTGCTAAGGATATTTTAAGGGAGTCTGAGGAGCAGTTTAATGCTTTTGAGGATAAGTACTTTAACTACATTTCAGACATTAGTAACGGATGCTCTGAGTCTTGTGATCTCTTTGGATAGAAAATGACCCTACAACAACACATAAACGAGCAGTACGGCGGTAATAAAACCGCCTATGCCCGCCACATGGGCACCAGCTACACTCAGGTTAACCGATGGCTGGCTATGGGTGTATTTATTAAAGATGGCGAGCTGTGCAAGCCTATGGGAGTAAAACTAAAAGCACTAGAGGAAACAAAATGAAACTAGAAGAACTACTACGCCATGTGGCGGATAATGTTGAAAATGGGAAACCTGAACTAAAAGAGCTTATATATAATGGCAGGCCAATTCTATTTGCTTGTCTTTTGGATGTATTGCAAAAGTGTGACTTATCCGGCCTGTCTAAAGCACCCCGAATGGTACGCATTAACGGTATAGAAGTTAAAGCGGGTATGAGTGAAGCGCCTGAAGATGGTGAGGAGATTTATGTTTGCGATATAAATAATCTTATCAAAGCAGATGAGCCAACGCTATTTACCTCTCAAAGAGATAGTCACCTAAGATGGCTTGAACAAGGCCTAATTCACAGAAATTACGAAGACTTTAAAGCAATGACAGAAGCTATGCTTAGCTTTGAGGAGGCGTGATGAAGACGTTATTAATCTTATCGCTACTGATTCTAGCTGGGTGCAATAAATCAGGGCCTCATGAGATAGCAGATGGTCGTGGAATTTGCGTAAATGTTGTTGATTATGATGGCCATACTGGTCGTTATGTCGTTGTCTCTTATGTTGATGGTAATGGCTATATGGTTTATTCAGGAGAGCTGTTTGAATCTGATAAATGCAATAAATTGTCGGAGAGTATGCAGTGATAACTGAATGGATAAAGCAAATATTCCATAAGCATGAATACGAAGACTTTAAACCTATGGAGCCGGTTGGCGTGTCTTTAGGCTACAACTTAAAACCAGTAGTTGAGTACAAGGCTTTTATGAGGTGTAAGCATTGCCATAAGGAGAAGTATAAAAGAGGATTAATTGTGTTTAGAGATATTGAAGTAAATCCTGAAAACTATGACGAAAATGGAAGGCCATTGCAAAAGTTCTTTGATATGACGATAACGCCCAATTAAGGGCGTTTATATGCTAGGTCTAAGGGTATGAAATATCCTTTAAGTATTTATTTCTATCCTTTTCCGTCCTGTCGGATTTCAATAATTGCTCAGCGTATCTTATTGTCTTTTCTATCTTGATACCGAATAAACTATTGGTTTTAGTGTTATTATCCAGCTCTTCACGAGCAAGAAAGCTACTTACAAGCTCTTTTATCTCATCATCAGTCATCAGCAAGCACCTCTAACATCTTCGCGCTTAGATAGCACTGTATTGCCAAATTGATCAATAACATAAAATGCATCTTTAAGGTCTACATTAAATTCTTTAAAGTCCGGCTGACAGCGTATGCATCCAACAAAAGTGGAGTCTTTATCAGAATTTAGGTTGCCTGGTGAAAATGAAACGGTATCCCACTGAGAAACAGATACGATTCCCGAGTTGTGGATGATCTTTAAAGTAAACATATTAATATTCCCTATTAGTAGTATTAGTGCCAGAATCGGCAATATCAATTATATCTCAAATAAGGCTTTTATTTAATAGGCTGGATGGTTATTATGGTTTTGAGGCTAGCATATAGCGAAAGAGGATTCTTGTTTCCTTTGCCTCAATTCATTCAAACAAGAGAAAACAAACAAGGATTGCAACATGGATTGCCAGTACACTTTTGCTCAAATCAGGAGCAAGATAAATTCTTTTCACCAAGAAAATAAACAGACAGTATATAAGAAGTCATATAAACAAGATTTTTACAATTTATTTAAATTTGTAAATAAAACCAATCATCTTGATGTTGTCGTAGATGGCAGGAATAGGATGAAAGATAAGGTTTACAGGGATATATTTTCCAAATGGATTGATTCTGATTTTGACTTAAATTTACTTAAAGAGCTGTACATAAAAGAATACATCGCTGTCAAATCAAGCCAGCAGGAAAGACTTATTAACAAGTCTAAAATGTCATCCTCGATAGTTTACGAGGAGCACTCCAACGTCATTGGAAATCTACCATCCAGCAAGTTCTATAATACCTCTGAATGGAGGTCTGTTAGATATATTGCGCTAAAAAATTCTAATGGAATATGTCAATGCTGTGGCTCCTCACCTAAAAACGGAGGAAAACCATTACACGTTGACCATATAAAGCCAAGATCGATTTACCCTGAGCTTTCTCTCTCCACTGATAACCTTCAAGTGCTTTGCGAGGATTGCAATCTAGGTAAGTCAAACACACATCAGGATGACTGGAGAAAATAAATGCAATGGTTTAAACATGATACGGATGCTAATTGTGATGCAAGGCTTAAAAAGCTAAGAATGAAGTACGGGCTTGAGGGTTACGGGCTGTACTGGTACTGCCTAGAGCTTATTGCGGCCAATATAGGCAAGGACAATCTTACCTTTGAGCTTGAGCATGATGCGGAAATTATAGCTTTTGATACTGGTATTCATTATGAGCGAGTTCAGGAGATGATGACCTTCATGGTCGATCTAAAATTATTCGAGCAAAATCAAGGGGTTGTGACTTGCTTAAAGCTAGCCAAGCGGTTAGATAAATCTATGACAAATAGCCCGAAAATGAGGGAGATGATAGGTGAAATCAGGGAATGTCATGACGTTGTCAGCACACGTCATGAAAGAATAGATAAGAATAGAATAGAAGAGAATAGAAAAGATAAGATAAAACTAGGCGATGGTAGAAAGCCAAATAATCTTGAAGAGGTAATTAACTTCTTTGATGATCAGTTAAATATATTCAATGCCAGACCACATGCTGAGAAGTTTTATTACCACTATGAAGCTAACGGGTGGACTCAAGGTAAAGGAGCAAAACCACTAAAGAAATGGGGGGCAGCTGCTAGGACTTGGAAAACAAATCAAAGGAATTGGGGGCATCCATTACCTGAAAAACCAAAACAAGCAGAAAAGGCCAAGCCAAAAACCGAGCAATGCAAAGCCGTGGCAAATGATGCAATCGCAAAAATGAAAGGATTAGGAATATGAGAGTAGATATTGAAGCTAGCGTTATCGGTGGGATGGTTTTGGACAACTGGTCAATTGCCAATGTTCGCCAGATTGTCACACCTGATGACTTTGCTAACGAAACACTTGGTCAGGCTTGCAAGGCTATATACAACTTGGCTGACAGCGATCAACCTAGTGATGAGCTAACACTTGCTGATGAACTAAGAAAAGAGCAATACCTGAATTGCAATATTGATATTGTTTTGAGCGCAGTAGAAAACTGCCCAAGCGCCGCAAACGTCCTAAGCTACGCAGAGCGCCTTAAAGACATATCATTAAAGCAGTCTGTACTGTCTGCCATAAATTCGGCAAACGAAGCTGACACAGGCGCTCAGGCGCTAGAATCGGTAATATCAGAGCTAACCAAGCTTAATGGTTCAGCCAAAGACACAATGGGGCATATTAATGACGGCCTGAATGAGCTGATTAAGCACCTTGAGACCCCTTTGCCATTTATCCGAACTGGGCTGATTGACTTAGATCACCAGATTAACGGATTCGCAGGGGGGCGCTTGTATGTTATTGGTGCGCGTCCTGCTATGGGAAAGACTGCCTTATCTGTAAATATTGCATTACAGGCAATCAAAGAAGATGCAGCGGTAATGTTCTTTTCAATGGAGATGCCGCGCCATGAAATATCAGCCCGACTGGCTTGCAGTTATGCAAACATAAACACCAATGCAATGAAGGCGCGATATAATGAAGACGGCCAGCCAGTAACAAATATGGGCGATGAGGATTGGACAAAGGCAACGGCGGCCTTTGCTTACTTGAAGGATAAGCCGCTTCAAATTGATGATGGTGCAGGAAAATCACTATCCTATCTTAAGAACCATATTAGAACCCATGCCAATCAACACAAGAAATCACTCTATATCATTGATTATCTTCAATTAATGCAGTTTAACAAGGCAGAGAATCACGTACTTGCAGTGGGTGAAGTGTCTAAGCAATTAAAGACACTGGCCCGTGAAATAGACCGCCCAATTATCTTGTTAAGCCAGTTAAATCGAGGCTTAGAGCAAAGACCGGATAAGCGCCCAATCATGTCAGATTTAAGGGAATCAGGAAGCATTGAGCAAGATGCTGACGTAATTATGATGCTTTATCGAGATGAGGTTTATAACGAGGATTCAGATTCAAAAGGGATCGCTGAAATTCTAGTAAGAAAGAACCGCCAAGGTGAGACAGGAAAGGTATTAGTTAAATCTCAGCTTGAATACGCCAAGTTTTCAGATTTAAGCCTAAATAGAAATTACTAATCAAGTTGTAACTTTTTGCCAATTACCTAAGCCAAAAATTATGGGTAAATGGCAAGCAATGAATTAAAGAAGATAAGGGAGAGTTTGAAGTGAGTACAGCGCAAGAGGATTTTATATATAACTCAGTAAAAAACGGATGCTTGAAAGCTGGCCTTTCAGAGTCAGCATCAAGTGATCAAGGGGAGGTTGCCCGAGTCAAGTATAAGCGAGGTCAATTCTCAGGCAAGCCACTCGATTTAATTACATCGCAAATAACAGCTGCAAAAGCAATTAACAAGAAAACAAAGGGAAAGAAATGAACGAGTCAATTATAAGAAATGCCACAGTTGATGACCTTGCCAAGGTTTATCAGGATTTTACTTCTGATCAGATGTTGTGGGCAGTTGAGAGACTTCTTGCTTTATCGGAAAAGCTTGAGATAAGAAATAGCGAGCTTGAGCATGATGCGGGCATGGTTGATGACCTTGAGTGCGACATCAGTGAAAAAGAGTACGAGATTGAAGCTTTAGAGGACAAGATCGAGCGCATTAAAGAGATTTTGGGGGAGGTATAAATGAGCATACCATGGGGTGAACAACCAACGCCAGAACATGTGTGGGTTGAGGATTTGAGCAAGGATTGTAGTGTAGAACTTAGTGGGTGGTGCGTAAAGACAAAAGCTGGGTATCGAGATGTCAATGATGGATTTATATGGTGCTCGGAAGAGATTGATGGATATTACAAAGTCCACCGCCGCCCAGAACCAGAATTCAAACAAGGGGATTGGCTTATAACGCTTGGAGGGGCGGAAATGAGGTTTATCGGTGTTGATAGCGGGAATGCTTATGTGTGCGAAACGAAGAATGGCGGCCTTACGAGGCTGTATGACTTTAATGGATGCAAAAAGAAGGAAACCGAGCGGGAGAAGTTTGAAAATAAGCTTGCCAAAATGCTGTTCGAAAAAGATGACATTAACGATTTATGGGAAGCAGGCTTCAGATATACAAGGGGCGAGGAATGATCTACTACGGAATGGAGCCAAGGCCAAATCTAGGCGCAAGGATGGTTTTAACTGACCTAGAGCTTAGACGATTAAACAGGGGAAAGCTGAGAAGCGACTGCGTCGAAGATGGCCACAAGTTCGTTTGCTATTTTCGCGTAAAGGGTAACAAGGTGCGCATTGGTTCGTTTAACTCAATCGAAGACTGCAATAAAGCATGGGACTTGGCAAAAAGAGCTATACGCACAGAGAGCGCGATTAAAACACAAAGGCTATCAATCAAAGAAGTACCCTAATGGAATAGTTAAGCATTCAGTGAAACTGGCCGATGGCTGGAAGCAATTCGATTGCGATAAGGAAGCTAGAGCGGCCTATGAGCTGATGATTCAAGCGAATGTCTCAGGGATCGAGAGTCAAATAAAGGGGATGCTATGATTTATTTCGGAATGGAGCCGGACCCTAGCCTAAGCGCAAAAATGGCAATGGGGGCGATGGTTAGCATTAAGTCAAAGCCAAGCAGGGTTATTGAAAATAAAGATAATAAAGAGTGTGAGAGCGAGTTTAAGAAAAGCGTATTACAAGCGCGGTTAGGCAGGGGAAAGGGATTCTCAAAAGAAGTTTCGAAAAACGGCATTGTAAGATACCGCCCGCAAGTATTTGTGAATGGGGAGAAGCACTGCCTGCCCCGATGCAATACAGAAAAGGAAGCAAGGAGGGCATACGTTTCAGAGCTGGCAAAGCATGGAATTAAGGCAGATTGGCACCCGCTGGACGATTAGCAAAAACTACCAAATAGACTAAAACATTGAGCGGTTTTGCCAATGAAATCCCATTCAATCTAGGTAGTATAGATGGCTCAAGAGGAGAGTATATTATGTTAATTCAATGTGAAGATTGCGGGTTTATCGCACCAGAAGAGGATTTAATCTTAGGCGGTCATCCTGCTGCTGATGGGTATTGTTGGCATCAGTGCACGGTATGCGATAGTGAGGATTTTATCGAGTTTGAAGGCTATGAAATCAGCGAATATTTGGAAGGTATGCGAGATTGTCAAAAAGGCGTTATTCATCAATCAAAAACACCTAGCTATGATGCAGGTTATGGGGCGGAATATACCCGACAGCAAATTATGGCAGCTACGCGGGAGGGGTATTAATGAGCAAGACAAATGCACCACAAAAGGCCATTGATCTATTGAAGGATGTCGGCCTATCACCGCAGGATTCTATGTGGAATTGCCATGGTACATGGGTGATGTTACATAAAGCATGTGAAAAGATAGGTGCTCACCTAGGCATTAGCTGGGATAAGCCTGTTATTGTCGAGCAAGACTCATCCAAGGCAGTATCAATGATTGTTGCTGGTGTTTTAGGTGATGTTAGGGAGTGGTCAATGGGTGAGGCTAGCCCAAAGAATAGCAAGAACGCATATCCATGGGCAATGGCTGAAAAGCGAGGTAAGGACAGGGTTATTTTAAAGTTTGCCGGACTTCATGGCGATATGTATTCAGAAGATGAATCGGATGATTTTAAAAGTAACAAGCCTGTAAAGGAAGGCAGAAAACCTAATAAGGATATGGCGCCAGAGCAGCAAGACTTTGTAGCAACAAATAATGATTGGCTGATATTAGCTAATATCACTGAGGCTTATAAGGCATTGGACAAGCAGTACATAAAAGATACTTGGTCTAAGATAAATCAAAATCAGCAGCATTTTATCTGGGCTAATATTGAGGGGATTGAAGGTGGTGATCCTAAGACAACGATTAAAAACAACATTAAGGAGTGGATTAAATAATGTCTACAACTATTACAGGCAAGCTTAATAAAGCTGCAAATGAATTCCAAGCAGGTGCCTATACTGGTTTTGGTATCCGGCTAGGTAAGCAGTATTACGACCGAGAGACCAAGCAAAGAGAATGGACTAATTACGAGGCGGCGGTATTCACTAATAATACCCAGCAGATCGAGTTTTATCGTCAAAATCTGATTGAAGGTGCGGTAATTGAAGTAACCGCGGAAGCGGAGAAGGTTAAGCAATATCAAGGGCAAAATGGATTGTCACTTTCTATTGAACTGATCGACTGCAAGCTTGGTTATGTTAATTCAGGCAGTCAGCCCCAGCAGTATCAGCAAGCACCCCAGCAAGCGTCGCAATACAATCCAAACCAACCACCAGCACCACCACAAGGCCAGCCAATGGGGGTTCACCAAGGAGGGCAGCAGCCAAATTTTCAGCAAGCCCCGTATCAGGGGTAGTAAAAGAAAATAAGTTTGGGGATTTCGACGACGACATTCCGTTTTAACTTAGAGCCTAGCTACTCAGGCATAGTTGACCCATGGCCCGTGGGTGAGTAGCAGGGCATAGCCAAGGAATTACAGGAGATATTAAATTGAAAGAAAGGGTTTTAAAAGATAAAGAAGATTTTGAGAAATGGAAAGATGATTATATTCGCAGTGGGGATAAGTGCGAAGAGCCGAAAGAATACCCATGCTTGGCCAAAACCTTTGTTAGTGATTGGGGCATGGAAGAAGAAACGGCAGAATATTTATATAGGAGTGACTTGGTAGACTTATTACGCGAGTTTGGCGCATAACCGAGAGCTTTGCGGCGCACCAAGGTGCTAGCGTCCTTGGCATTACAGTGTTATAGATAAAGGAGACATATGTGAAATATTTAATGACTTGGATGGGGGTTACCAGTGGGACTCATATGGGCCGAGATGATGGCTATCCAGAAAGAAAAAATAGAATTATAGATAGTTTTGATGAGCTGGTTCGCACATATAGAGAGGATGCGGAGTATTTTAAGCTTGAATCTGTTGATGTAAAAGCCGCAGTTAAGGCTGTTAAAGACTTGGATTTATGATCATAAACAACAAAGCATCCCTAGAAGAAGCTATAACCCAGCTTAAGAAGGATTTTGAGGAATCAAAGTATCTTGAGCTGGATATAAAGCGAAAGGGTAAGACTCGATCAGGGCAGCAGAACAAAGCTTTGCATAAGTACTTTCAATTACTGGCAGAGGCCTTGAATGATGCTGGTTATGATATGCGCAACACACTTAAATGCGATGTTGAAATGCCATGGTCGCCTGACATGGTTAAAGAGTGGATATGGCGGCCGGTGCAGAAAGCTATGTTTGATGTAGATAGCACGGCAAAGATGAAACGAGCGGACTACACAAAGGTATGGGAGGTATTAAACCGTCATACCAGCTCAAGATTTGGAATAGCCATACAATGGCCGAGTGAGGATTGATGGCGCGTAAATGTCGATACTGTAAAGCCGAATTACCCAAGGTAAAAGACTGCACAGAGGTAGTACAGGCTAAAGGATTTTGCAGTCTTGACCACATGGCAAAGCATGGCCTAGAAAAGGCTAAGCAGGCAAAAGAGAAGCAGGAAAGAAAAGAGCTAAAGGCCAGAAAGGACAAGCTAAAAACAAAAAGGGATTGGGTAAAGGAGGCTCAGCCAGAATTTAATAGGTTTATTAGATTTAGGGATTGGGGAAAGCCTTGTATTAGCTGTGATACACCAATAGAGGATATAGAGTCAGATCAAGGCTGGAAAGTAGGAGGGGCATGGGACTGCGGTCATTATCTTAGTGTAGGCGGCCATTACGAGCTAAGATTTGAGGAGGATAACGCCCATAGGCAATGTAAGTCATGCAATGCAGGGTCAAAGAAGTTCGCACACAAGGCAAGAACGGTTGCCGCTAGGTATAGGGAAAAGCTAATAGATAGGATCGGCATGAAAAGAGTTGAATGGCTAGAAGGGCCTCATGAGCCAAAGAATTACACGATAGACGAGTTAAAAGAGATCAAGGCTAAGTACAGAAAAAAAGCCAATGAGCTAAAGAGGGAAATTGATCTAATAGGTCAATAATCTTGTAACAATTTACCACTGTATAAAACAAAGAAGCTGTTAATCTACGCAAAACAACAAAAAGAAGGATATGACATGGAAGACTTAATAGTAGAAATAGAGCAGGCGGTTAAATTTTACGCCAATAGAGAGAATTACTCTCGAATGGAAAACCCAAGCACTCAGACGAGCTTGGTGCAGGATGATGAGGGAATGCGGGCTGAGGAGATACTAGCTCTACTAGCAGACCTTAAAGAGCTTACGGGGGTGCAATATGGGTAATGCTAAGGCGATAGTTGCGGCTTTTATGTTGCTAGCTTGCATTGTGTTGATGTTATTTCCAAGTGCCCCTGAAAAGGTTTTGGAGGGTGTAATAGTAGACCCTAGGGATAATCCTAGAACGATGGGATTACTTGAAAAGGCATGTGCCGGCAGTGGTCAGTGTTATGCAAATCATGGTGATTGGGGTGGATAACCTTTTTATAAGTTGCAAGTGGAGCGTATCGGAATGAGTCTATTTGATAAAATTGTTATTTGCATTGGCTTGATGTTGATGACAAAAAACCAAAGGTTGTGGCTTGGCAGGCTGTATGAATATGATAAATGGCAGCGGCATAATGGTAGATGGTTTTCCGACACGGTAATCTATGTTGATGGATCTACAACCTATCTCAATGAGGGAGCTATTGTTATCAGGGATAGAGGCGGGGAGAAGGTGTGTAGTTTTTCGCCCGACTGGTTGGGAATAAGAGAAAAAGCGTGCCTAAGACTTAAAGCTAAGCTAGACATATAGCCGTGACTACAGCGGCGAAGTCCGCTGCTAGTAGTTGTTATGTGTGAATTAAGGGAGGAATTATGTACTACGAAGAAAAGATGATTAACGGTGTTTTGATGTTCAGAACCACACCTGAGGGGGATTGGCGTCAGTGCTCAATCGAAAAGATGGGCGAGCGAATAATTGAGATGCAAAATACAATTATTGATTTAAAGGCTTGTTTGCGTACTTGTGCTAATGCTGCAAATAGTGGCTTAGATCAATACACATAACACCCTGATAGACGGCGCTTGCGTCCGTCTGATCTAATGGTTATTGATATTTCCTGCCATTAAATGGCTTTAAGTTGGTAGTTTTTGCCACTGATTAAAGCCGGTAAATCCGGATAATAGGCTATATCAACTAAGGAGATAGCCATGAGTGATTTGAAAGTAATATTACATCAAGACAACGAAAACAGCGTTGTTTTATGGGAGAAATACCCAGAAAGCGAATTTGAATTAGAGTGCATCTATGATTGCGTTCAAGCTGCTATCAAGATGGCCGGAAAGCTAGAGCAAAGTTACGCGCCACACCTTATGACAGTCTATATTGATGAGCATAGCGTGATTGATGAGTTTGTGGGTTTCGATCACTTTAAGGAGTGGTTTAAAGACTTTGTAATGAAGGATAACGAGGAGTTCTTTTTTGGGTAGTTATGAGGAAAAGATGTACGAACCCCTTAACAAGCTAGTCGATACACAGGCTAGTTGGATACATAAGGTCGAAGGGGTTTTGTATGCAGTGTCAAAGCTTCAGAATGAAGGCAGGTATGAAGAGGCTAAAATCTTGACTAATTGCTTTTTGGATGGATTACACAAGAAGAAATAAAGATGTTAAAATGGGCTATCTTGAAATAACTGGATTGACGAAATGGCAACTACATCAACAAGAAAAACACGCAAGAAAAACGCCGATAAAATGACCGCAGGCGTTGGAATTAAGCCAAAGAAAAAGAAAAAATAGTATGTTTGAATGGCTTATTTCGCACCCATATACCACCGCATTTGTACTGGTAGCTTTAATCACTAAAAAGGATTTAGCTGTCTTTTGTGCCATGGCTTCTATTTCAGGGGCTATGGTGTGGGATCAATACAGCGCCCATCCTATGGTTTTTGCTATTCTGGCAGGCATTAATACTTTGGTTGTAATAATGGCAGCATGGTATAATGCGATACACCGCACAATTTTAAGTAAATCAGTAATGGTTTTATGTACGCTGGGTGTGTGTGTGAACGGATGGCAATTGATTGGAATTAATCAATTTAATTACTGGGTATCAGTTTCACTAGGGGTAAGTCTAATGGCTTGCCTTTTGTTTATGGATGGGCGAAAGGGGCTTTTAAATGGATTATGGGCAGATATGCGCGATAGCGTTTACCGGCATGTTCATTTATTTGGCCATAAAAACAACAATGGACTCCATCACAAATGACAGGCAGTCTAAGCGCAGCGGACAACATAGGAATAAGCGTTTTTAGTGGTGTAATAGCGTTTTTTTCTGATAGCTGGCCTCAGATATTTGCGGTTATATTTGCTGCCATTCATGTTTACATTGCCATAGAAAAATGGCGTTATGAGAAAAGCCAACGAGTGAAGGGTTAGCTGGACGGCAGACTGGCGATAAACCCATAAACGGAATCTGACCGCATTATCGAGGTTTTTATGAGCAAAGAGAGATCGGGTGAGGTCTTTGAGGGTTACAATAAGCCTAAAAGAACCCCTAACCATCCAACCAAGTCACATGCGGTACTGGCTAAAGAAGATGGCGTGGTAAAGCTAATCCGTTTCGGTCAGCAGGGTGTTAAGGGTGCAGGCGATAACCCAAAGACAGAAAAAGAAAAAGCCCGTCAGAAGTCATTCAAAGCTAGACACAAGGAAAATATTCAAAAGGGTAAGCTAAGCGCGGCTTACTGGGCTGATAAGGTGAAATGGTGATTATATGCCAGTACGCAAGCTAAAAAACGGAATGTGGAAGTGGGGCAAAAGCGGTAAAGAATACCCTACAAAGAAGCAAGCACAAGAACAAGAAAAGGCCGCATACGCCAATGGATACAAGGGCGATAAGAAAAACTACAAAATGTGGTAAAATAATCTCATATATGACCTAATCTTAAAGGTGAGGTGATTATATGAAAAATGCTAAACTGATGGCCGCTACGGTTATAACAATCTCTGTAACTGGCCTGATTACAAATGTACCCTTAATGGAAATAGCCCAGTACTGTGGCATAGCAGTAGTATCTCAAGGGTTTATATGGGTAAATCAATAATGTTTACCGAAACATGGCTAAGGCAGTACAGGGAAAGGAAGCACTTGCTAGACCCTCGATATGTAGCTGAGATAGAAAAGGCTATAGCCGAAAGCAAGAAGAAAAGGAAAAAGGAATAGTATTATGTCATCTTCACCAATTGAAAGCTTTATAGCCCTTGGACAGGGTTGGTCAGCGGGTACTGGGGATATTGAGATAGCAGCCGGTGCCAGCTATTACGTTGGTATTCGTATAGGGGGTACTGAATTATCATTCGTTGAAACATTGGTATCCACTAACTCTAATGATTTACTGATAAGTATCTATAGGGTTGATGATTTTACAGGTGGAACCCTTTTAACCCCTGTAAACCGAAACGACTCATTCAGAGGTAAGATTAACCCAACCTTTAGTGGTCATATCAATACAACGCCAAGTGCTATTATCCCGTCCAATATCTTTACTAGGGCTTCATTAAAGTCTGGACGATTTCAGGCGGTAACAACTGCTATTAACGCTAACGCTGATATAGTATTCGCTAAAGATTCAAAATATGTCGTAGAGTTTAAGAATAGGGATAATGCGACCCGAGAGGTTGATTTTAGCGCCGTTCTTTATTGTCCAGTAAACACACAGAGCTAGTATGCTAACAGAGAAACAAGAAGCCTTTTGTATTGCGTATTGCGGGGAAGCCAAAGGGAATGCCTCAGAAGCTTATCGTATGGCTTATGATGCGGAGAATATGAAGCCTGAGACTATTCATCGTAAAGCCAAAGAGGTCATGGCAAACGGCAAGATAGCGGCCCGCATAAAAGAATTAAGAGAACCAGCAGTGGAAGCCCTTAATATTACCGTACAAGACCTCATAAGAGAGCTAGAAGAAGCCCGAACTATGGCAATGACTTGTGAGACCCCTCAAAGCTCAGCGGCCATTAACGCGACAATGGGGAAGGCTAAGCTACTTGGCATGGATAAGCAGGTAATTGATCACAATATTAAAATTGCTGATGATGGTTCTAATGAGTGGTAAATCTAGCTGAATTCAGAAAGCACGTTAAAACCCATTCCTCCGCTTTCGTTCCACTATTCAAAGATCAGTCCCGCTACCAAGTGGCATGGGGCGGGGCTGGTTCAGGCAAATCTCACATAGTTGCTAGAAAGCTATTATATCGCCTTCTTAGTGAATCTCACTGCAAACACAACATTCTAATCATTCGTAAGGTACAGAGAACAATCAAGCGCTCTGTGTTTTCCCTTATGAAAAACATCATATCTAGGTGGGGTATTCTGTCAGACTTTGATATTAACCAGACAGATATGACTATGGTATACCGCCCTACTGGTGCCCAGTTCATGTTTAGCGGCTTGGATGATGTGGAAAAGCTTAAGTCTATCGAGGGTGTTACCAGTATCTGGATAGAAGAGGCTACAGAACTGAATCAAGAAGACTTTGAGCAGCTCGATTTGCGTCTAAGGGGTAATACCGGCGCGCTTAAGCAAATCATACTTACACTAAACCCTATATCCGATCAGCATTGGATTAAGTCGGTATTCTTTGACAATCCCATTGATGGCGTATTCACCCTGAAAACAACCTATCTTGATAACTCATTCATAGATGATGAATACAAGATGGTGATGGAGAATAAGAAGCTTACTAATCCAAGGTATTACAATATTTATGCTCTAGGCAATTGGGGGACTGCCGAGGGGCTTGTATTTAATCGTGTTGAGCAAAGACTGATAAAAGAGGATGAGCTAGAAGGGCTAGAATGCATTCAGGGCTTGGACTTTGGGTATACAAACGACCCTAGCGCGTTCAATCAGTCTTTTGTCGATATGAAAAATAAGAAGATATTCATATATGACGGCTTCTACGAAAAAGGCCTAAGCAACGCTCAGATAGCGCAAAAGATCAAAAACAAGCAAGCGCACAAGCACAAGACTATTGCTGATAGCAGCGAGCCAAAATCAGTTGATTACATAAAAGCAAAAGGCGTGAGTATTGTCGGGTCGCTAAAGGGGCCAGACTCTATTCGTGCGGGCATTGATTTTCTACTTGAGTTTGAGATTGTCGTTAATGCACATTTAGTCGAGTTTTGGACAGAGTTTCAAAATTACTCATGGGCTAAGGATAAGGATGGCAAGACACTAAACAAGCCGTGTGATGACTTTAACCACTTTATTGACTCACTAAGGTATGCCGCCGAGCCAATCATGAGAGATAAGAATAAGCCAAAAGGCCGCAAGCTAAACCAGCAAGGTTGGTAGTTATTGCTAATGGCTATATAATAAACAAAAATTATCAAGGTTATCGCAATGATAGACTATAGCAATCACAAAGAAGTGATTAATGGACTCAAGAAATCACAAGACGCAGAAAAGGATCAGCGCGAGCACTCCCGTGAATGCGATCTATTTCTAAATAAGCGTGATGGCCAATGGGAGCCAGATATTGCGCAGAAGTTCACCCGCAATGGCCGACCTCGCTATACGTTTGATTTGTGTAACCCTGTAGTCAATACGTTGTCCGGCGCTATTCGAATGGCCAACTTTGGTATCAAGGTTCGCCCTGCCAATGATCAGGCTGATGATGACCGAGCCGAGGTACTAAGCGGTATGATTCGCAATATTGAATCAATCTCTAATGCCCAGTCTATTTACAATAATGCAGCAACCTCGATGGTTGGCACTGGCTTCGATGCTTGGATGGTCACTCAAGAATACTCTGATTCTGAATCGTTTGACCAAGACCTATTCATTCGTCCTATTAATTCAGCGGTAGATTCTGTTTATTGGGACCCTAATTCAATGCGTCAAGATCGCTCTGATTCAATGTGGGCAACCAAGCTAACCGCAATGAGTAAGGAGGCGTACAAGGCTAGATGGCCGGAGGGTTCCTGTCAAAGTGTTGCAGAAGATAGAAGCCGTTCGTCTTATTATGATAAGCCCGATCAAGTAATTGTTGGCGAGTTCTACTGGATAGAAGAGCGCCCAATTAAGCTGATTCAAATGAGTGATGGCTCTGTTTATCGTGAAAGTGAAGTGGAGCAGTACAGTGATCAATTGGCGGCCAAGGGTGTAACTGAGGTGCGCAGTCGTAATCGAGTTGAGAGGGTGGTTAAGGTTCGCCACTATGATGGTTCTGACTGGCTGAATGAAGCTAAAGAGACAGTATTTAATTGGATTCCATTAATCCCTCTTTATGGTTATTTCCGCATATCTGAGAACAAGATCACGTTTAGAGGTGAGACTGAGAAGCTACTTGACCAACAGCGCGTGCATAACTATGCGCATTCAGCAGAAGTACTTCAAACAGCATTAAGCCCGATTGATAAAATCTTCATTACCCCAGAGCAAGCGGCAGATCACGAAGACCAATTGGAGCGCATGAATCAATCGAGCGATGCGGTTCAGTATTACAATCATGTGGAAGATCAGCCTAATCCTTATCGAATGGGTACGGCGCAAACCAATCCTAATTTGGCAGTGATCGCTAACAGTACTCGACAGGCCATTATTCAAAGCTCAGGCGTATTTGCGGCCAGCATGGGGGATAACCCGTCATTGCAGTCAGGTGTGGCTATTGAGCAGCTTCAAGAGCGTGGTGATGTGTCTATGGTGCATTACTTCGATTCTATGGAAGTGGCTTTGACTCATACCGCGAGAATCTTAGTTGATGCTATCCCCAAGGCATACGATGCCACTAGACGCGTGCGTATTCTTGGTGAGGATGGTGTGCCCGAGCAGATCGACCTAAATAAAACCGTACTAGAGAATGGCCAACCCAAAGTATTGAACGACCTATCGACAGGCCGCTATGATGTAACGGTGGATATTGGTAAGTCATTCAAATCTCGTCAACAGGAATCCGTAGCAGCAATTCTAGAAATGGCAAATGTTGACCCGTCTGTCATTCAGATTGGTGCTGATATTCTGCTAAATAATGCAAGCGGGCCAAGCCTTGATTTAATTGCCCAGCGTAAACGCCTAGAGCTATTGAACGCAGGTCTAATTCCAGAAGACCAATTGACAGATGAGGAGCGCCTAAGAATACAGGAAGCGCAAGCCATTGCGGCGCAGCAACCTCAACAGCCAAGCATGGAGCAAATTGCTTTAGAGATTCAGCAAATGGACGCACAGGCCAAACTGTTAAGCGCCCAAAATAATCAGCAAAAACTCGTATTGGATGCTCAATTGAAGCAGCAAGATCAAGAAATTAAAGCCGTTCAAGGTCAGCAGAAGTTCGAGCTACAAATTCAGCAAATGCAGCAAGATATGATCTTAGCGATTGAGGAAAACAATAGAGCGAATCAAGGGCTTGCATCTAAGTTAGCAATGGATAACGAAAACATGCAGAAGACCATGGCTGAGACCATGAAGCTTATCCGTGAATCCATGGGGGCTGATGCTATTGTGACGCCAAGCGCACCGGTTGCGTATGCCGAGACAAGTAACAATTTAGCGGAATCTGAACAATAGTTGAACGCTATTAGCTATAGCCTTATAATTAGTTTTAACAATGTACGCGACATTTTCGCGGTTTAAATACTCTTTGGAGATATACATGACAGACCAGCCCAACGCTGAGGCGCTAGAAGTTTCTACAGAAGTGGAAAACGAAAGCACAAACCCCGAACAAATCGCAGATGCGGGAACTGCAAAAGAAGGCAATTCCACTGAGGAAAAGCCTGAAATTGATTACAGCAAGATTATTGCAGAAAAGGCCTATGAAGCGCGTCAAGCCAAACGAGAGAAGAAAGAGCTAGAAGAAAAGCTCAAAGCTCTTGAGGCTAAAAACGTGCCGGTAGAACCAGAAGTTCCAGAAATACCAGACCGCTATGATTTTGATAGCGACTCTGAGTACATGGAAGCAGTAAGAAAGCGTGATCAAGCATTGATTGAGCGCAATAAGTTTGAGTATTCAAAAGAGCTAGCCGAGCAAGAAAAACAAAAAGCGAAGCAAGCTGAGGAAGAAGCCAAGCAAAAAGAGCTTAGTCAAAAGGTAGAGGTTTATTCGAGCCGAGCCAAAGAATTTAATATTGAGCCAAGTGAAATGCAGCACATCGGTAATGTATTAGAAGCCTATGAGATTCGTTCAGATATTGTTGAGGTAATTCTGAGTGATGAGCAGGGGCCTTTAATCGCTAAATACCTAGCTAGCAATCCTCATGAAGTTCAGCAATTGAATGATTCGACTTGGCAAAATGGCGCTGTTATTTACAGCAAAGTAAAAGAAAAAGCCTCAGCGTTAAAACCACGAGTAACCAGCGCACCAGAGCCAGCCGAGGTATTAACCGGTGGCGCGGCTATAGGCAGCGGGGATACAAAATATAAAGTTTGGTGAGTCGCATAATGTGACTCACATAAAAATAAAGGTATGGTCACATGGCTAATAATTTTGAAAGTAACATTACCCGCAAGTTGATGGAGAAGGTTTTACCTGCTTTTGATACTGAGCGCGTAGTATCTAAAGAAGTAAATACTCAGCTTTTCCAAGGCTCTTTTAACCCGTCAACTGGTGATACCATTGATGTTCAGCGTCCTACTGATTACACGGCTTTGCGTACTGCGCAAGGTGATGTAACCGGCCAGACTCAAGACATTATTACTGGTAAAGCGAGTGCAACGGTTCAAGACTACATCACTGTATTGGTTGATTACTCTGAGGCTGAGCAGGCTCTTGAGATGGGTAATAACGCCGATCGTTTTGCAACTGATATTGCACGCCGCATTAAGACTGAGTTAGAAACTAGCTTTGCTTCTTTCTGTATGAAAAACTCTGGTTTGACTTACGGTACTCCAGGTAATTTTGTTGATTCTTGGTCTGAAGTTGCGGGCGCTGGTGCACTTATGTCGTCTACTGGTGTGCCTGATGATGGTAACTGGTGCTACCTATTCAACCCATATTCACAAACCGCTCTAGCGAATGAGCAACGCTCTTTAGGTGTTAATCCTCAAGTGGCCGATGCAAATTCTCGCGCCGTGGTAAGTGAAAACTTTGCAGGCTTTAAAGTAATGCGTGCGACTAGCTTGGATACTTACACCATTCCGGTTGGTGCAGATCGTGTTGGCACTCTAGCTGCTAATCCAATCGTGACTTATGTAAATGCAAAAGACACCATGACGCAGGTTCTATCTATCAGTGGTCTACAGGCTAACCTAGCAATTCCAGCGGGCCAGCCAATCTCTATCACTGGCGTTAATCGTTTGAACCTATCAACTCGTAAACCGTTTGTTGATCAAACTGGTAGCCAAGTAGAATACACTGCGGTTGTGGTAGCTGATGCGGTGGCTGATGGTGCTGGTGCGGTGACTCTAACTGTTACCGGTCCTGCCATCTTTGAGGCAGGTGGTGCTTACAACACTGTTACGCGCGCGCCTATTTCAGGCGATGTTGTAACACTTCTAGGCGCGGAAGATACTATTAACCAGCCTAACCTATTCTTCCATCGTGATGCGTTCACTATTTGCTCTGTACCAATGGAGAAACTAGACGCTCAAGATACTCTAGGTATGACTGAGGATGGCTTACAGCTTCGCGTATCGAAAGGTTCTGATTTCGAAGCTAACCGCAACAAGTTACGTATCGACCTTCGTCCAGCGTTTGGGGCAATGAACCCATTCATGGCTGGTCACGGTTACGGCGTAGCTTAACCAATAGGCGCATCTTTCGGGGTGCGCCTTCTTTTCACTCTATAGGAATATCATGCTAACTAAATACATTAAGCCTAATGGCGCAATCATTGAAATCAATGCAACTAAAGATACTGTAAAATATGTGGAGTCTTTAGGCTGGAAGCCAGAAGGCAAAAAAGAAGGTGTTAGCAATGATGAGCTTGACGCATTAAAAGCGCAGGCTAAAGACGCAGGTGTTTATGATTCTGTTAACTGGAATATTAAAGGCAAGCGTAAAATTGAACATGTGAAAGCCGATTTAGAGAAGGCACTAAATGATAGCCAAGACTCTGATAACTAATGCCCTTAAAGATTTAGGGATTAGAATTTTAGACCTGAATAGCTCAGGCGAGACAGGCAAAGATATTGTCGAATCGGCATTAAGAAAGATTCGGGTAAAAGCCTCAAACACCCCATTAACCACTGATGAGCAAAACGATGGCTTGGAAGTGCTTAATGATATGTTGGCTGAGTGGAAATATGACGGTGTTGACCTAGGTGTGACCAGTGTCACAAGTGGAGCAACGGACTTGCCGGATTGGTCACTGAGTGCGGTTAAGAGTGGATTGGCTATTCGCCTAGGTGCGGAATATGGCGTTGCTGTTTCTGACTCCTTGCAGCTAACCGCATCATCAAGCGTTACATTAATTCGAGAGCGTACAAGCCCCACATTGCTAGCTGATGGTTTAGAAGTTTTAAATGGATTTTGCTTAGAGATAGATGCCAAAGGCACTCGATTGGGTTATTTAAACCCTCAAGACGTAAACGAAGAGACTGGACTACCAGACTGGTCAATCCCTTATATCCGTTCAACCTTAGCAATTAGAATGGCCCCACTTGCAGAAAAGCAAGTAACCCCTGAGTTATTAAGAACAAACAGACAGGCGCGTAAGAACTTCTATTCCAAAGTCGCGCGAACCCCTGTCAGCTCTATGCCTTCCATTCTTCCAATTGGGTCAGGCAATGAGAAATACACCTATACCACACATCATTATGACGATAACCCAGAATTATTGGGCACAGATAACGACTCTATCGACACGGGTGAAAATGTCGATATTTCACTGAGAGAGGATACTCAATATGTCGAATAGCAGACCAGCCACCCCGATTAACCGATTGGCCAGTGCGTCACAAGTGAGTGAAAATGACCTAGTTCCAGTATGGTCGCAAGTTAATTCGGCAACTAGAAAGGTAACTTGGCAGAAGATCATCTCAGACTTGAGTATTGTTACTGATAGCGGCTCAGGCCCTAATATCATCAATCTAAATAACAATGCGACACTAACAAGCCAGCAAGTCCAAGATACGGACATTGTGTTTTGTGACTCAAGCTCGACGGCGTTTAGCATTCAACTACCTTCTATTGCATCGCTTCCGGCTGGAACATCTATTTCATTTAAGAAAAACACCAGTGTTGACAATGATGTGACGATCTTGGCGGCGGCGGGTAACCAGATTGATGGCGACCCAAGTTTAATTTTATCCGGCACTACCTTCCCTAGTGCTCAACTTGTATCCGATGGCGTAGCGTGGTTCGTATTCAGTGCCTAAGACTGACTTAATTGTATCAAGCGGGTTTTACGATACCCGCACCCCGTTTGGGCAATCGCTACCTGAGAACCTAGTGACGATCAGGCGGCAAGGTGCAGCCATTCAGGATGAATACGTAGTTCAACCTAGAAGCCTACAGCCTATTGATTCAATCGGCCTTCCTACAGGCAATCTGCGCGGCTGGTGCTTCCATAAGGGTGATCTTTACGCCTATATTGGTACCGACTTGTATCGGTATGATGGGTCGTGGGTTTTGATCAATATCAGTTATGCCGAACCACCAGTTGCAGAGATTGTGAATGACCCTGTAAAAATGGTATCGAATGGCTTGGTTATTTGCGCATTAGGTATTGGTTCTGGGTCTGGTGCTGAGGATGACTATTACATTGATACAGACACTGCGCCTGCCGTTGGGGTTCGAATCAACACACGAACTGGTGGAGTGTATGACACGTTGACGAATGGTGATGGCGCAACGGATGTCACATTCTTCGATGATTACTTCGTGTTTATATCTGCACGCGCCTCAACCATCTTTCACGGCACGCTGCCAACTGTAATGGATGGCACCGACATAAACGGCACAGACTTTCAGAAGATTTACCCACAGCGTGATGAACTATCCGCCTTGTTTCAGATTAACGGCCAGTTGGCAGCGGCATCAACCAACCACATTGACTGGTTCCAGAATGTCGGCTCAGATAACTTTGCATTCCAATTATTAAAAGGTCAGACATTTAGTTTGGGTGTGGCTAATCGTTACGCTTGGACACAGATCGGTGATGATGTAATGTTTTATGGAAAGTCAGAAGATGGCTTTCTAGGGGTGTATACAGTCAAGCAAGGTAAAATCTCAAACGATGCGATTGACTCCATTATTAACGGGGTGGCGAATAGCGAAGATACATCTTACTGTATGAGCTATTCCCTTGATGGCCAGCTGTTTGGCGTGATCACTGTAACTGGCAATCAAACTGACATCAATGACCCTGATGGCTTTAGCTACTCATACAATTTTACAAATCAAACATGGACTAAGCGTTCAACAAGGTCGATTGCTGATGGCGACCCCGACCTAGCGACCAGTTATATTTGGTGGCCAAAGGATGCATTTCTTTTAGATGATACTTTGTACTTCATTGGTTATTTCGACCGCACGTTTGGCTCTTACAATAAAAACTATTTAGCTTTCACTGATTCGAACTATCGCGGTGATTTTGGGTCAGCGGGATACGATCCTAACATTTATGAATGCACCTCACAGATATTAGAGAATATTGGAGAGGGTATAATTATTAATGAAGTGGGTATCTACTCTCAAGGCATGGACGGTCAAGTGGTTGAGCTTTCGTATTCTGATGACGATATGACCACCTTTACTAGCCTTGGAGAGATTACTATATCAGGTGTTGGCATTCCACTACGGCCATTGGTTGAGTGGCGCAGGCTTGGATATACAAACAAAGCGCGGGTTTATAAGTTCTCTTTTGGTGAGCGTGCATTGAGTGAGCAGACCCCATACCAGATTTTAAAACCTTACATAAAATGGGAGCCAGCCGGTGCCTAAATTTGAAGGTGTACAAACAGATTGGGCGATATTTGCCAATTTCATTGAAGACGGCAAGCTTAACGGGCCATCCTCACAATGGTTGTCAGAATTGGTTGGGAGATTGAATAACGCCACGGTTTTAGAGTTTTCTGGCAATCCGGAGGGTAATGTAACGGGCATTATTAATCAGTTGTGTAGAGATACCACGGGCGGCCCACCGATTCTTTATATAAAAACAACGGATGGCGGCAATACTGGATGGGTAGCAGTTTAGTTGAAATAGATAGAAAGACTGCTTTTGAATACTGCGACGAAGAACTGTTTCAAAGGATTGCAGAAGACGGGGCGGAGTTTATTGAAGCCAGCTTTCCTGACTGCGAATACATTGGAATAGTTAAAGATTCCAGTTTGATTGGATTCTGGATTGTTGAGCACGTTAATTCTTCAACGCTAGGGATTCACTTAAACATGAATCAAGAAGACAGAAAGCATAATGAAGATTGCGGTCGCGTTTTTTTAGATTTTATTTTTAAGCTTGGCTGGGTTAATAAAGTGGTTGCAGAAGTGCCTAAAACTTACCCAGAAGTGATAAAATACTGTGAAAAACACGGACTAAAAAAGGAAGGCTTGCTAAAAGAGCATTTGCGCAAGTCAGGAAAATACATTGATTGTTATATTTTGGGTTTGACGAGGGGCGACCATGGGAGCAGTTAAAAAAATAGGCGACAAGGTAGGCAAGGCCGTCCGTGATCCGGTTTATGCGGCCTCGCTAGGTCAAGCTGAAATGAGTGATTTAGACCCTACCTACCGTAAAGGTTTAGTGGGCGGCAAGTTGCTTGGTGGTGAAGCATCACTGGAAGCCGAGGCGGCAGCTAAGCAAGGCGCTGACATTCAAGCTCAGGCTCAGATGGAGGCATTGGAGGCTATTAAGCAGGCGGGTGCACAAGCAACAGAAACACTTAGCCCGCTGGCTGGCCAAGCAATGCCTGCACGCGAACAACAAGCTGCTTTACTGGGTTTAAGCGGTGACTCTCAGTCTGCATACAATGCCATTCTGCAAAGCCCTCAATTTAAAGCCCAGCAAGAAGTGGCAAACCGCGCATTAGAGCGTAGAGCCAGTGCCTATGGTAATTTGATCTCAGGTAGCACGTTGGCAGGACTTAACCAGCAAAACCAAATCCTAGCTGGTCAAGCCATTCAGAATCAGTTAGGGCAATTGCAGCAATACGCAGCGCCAGCATTGACCGCTACTGGCCAGACGGCAGGCATTCAGCAAGGTATTGGCCAAAGTACTGCGCAAGCATTAACAGGCGCAGCACAAGCTCAGGCTCAAGGATTGGCAAACGCAGCGGCGGCCAATCAAGCATACAGCCAAGGAGTTACAAACCTATTAGGCGTTGGACTAGGTGCGGCATTATGTGATGCTCGATTAAAAGAAAATATTAAAAAGGTTGGCGAGCTTAAAGGTCATAACATCTACTCGTTCAATTATGTTTGGGATGATGTAGAGCGTATCGGTCCGATGGCGCAAGAAGTCAAAGAGAAAAACCCTGATGCCATTATAATGGTGGGTGATTACATGGCCGTAGATATGGGGGCGCTATAATGAGCTACTACAATATTAATAGACCAGCTTTGATTTCGCAGCCAATCCCGCAGGGTGCATCCTCTTTGCTTGGTGGTCTTCAACAAGGCATGCAATTGGCTAACCTATCTCAACAGAGCGATGCTCGAGAGCAGCAAATGCAATTGCAACAGATGCAGATTGATGAGGCAGAAATGCAGCGTCAAATCCAATCTATTGCAACCGGTGCAGAACAAATCATTGACGCCCCCGCCGAACAGCGCGAGCAAATCTTATTAAATCGAATAGAGAAGGGTCGCGCACTTGGTCGTGATATGTCTGACTCAGTGGCTTTATTGGAAATGGCTGACCAATTAGAGGGTGGTCTATCTAACCCTCAGATTGATGAGGCTTTGAGATTGGAGTTACAAGAAGCCAACCGATTGGGTTACTTTACGCCTAAGCAAGAGATTGAGCGCAAGGTAGCGGCTGAAAATACCCTTACTCGAAAAGATAAAGATAAAATCCGAATGGACTTCCGCAAAGAGTTTGCCGCACAAGCTGGCAAGGGCTTGCTGGAATCTGAGGAGCAAATCAAGAAAATCAGAAGCGCCAAGAAAACTGGTATTGGCGACGTTGCACTAATGAAGACCATTAACAAGATGATTGACAGTGGTATTGTGACGGATTCGGACTTTGACCAAGTAGCACAATCAAGCGGTGTTGCAGATAGCTTCCAAGGTCTAGTCAATAGGATTATTGGCGGCGGTAGCTTAAATGATGCTACCAGAGAACAAATACTTGATCAGGCTGAACTGCTTTATAATGCTAAGGCTGAATCTGCAAAACAAGTAGCGGCAGGCATTGAGAAGGATGCGGAAAGTTACGGCGTTTCTAATGTTATTGGTTCAAGATTTAAAAAGATTTTCGATTCAATACCAGAGAAGCAGCCAGAGCCAGAACCACCAACCCCATCATTAGAGTCTCAAGGTTTTATTTTGATGCGTGATGCAAATGGCAATCAAGCATACGTCAATCAACAAACAGGTGAAATCAGGGAGCTATAATGGCGTTTGATCTATCTACAGCTAAGCCAGTCTCTCGTGGGTTTGATCTATCCACTGCGGCACCTATTGACTTAGAGCCAACAGCAGCAAGCCCAATGCCTAAAATGACCGAAGCTGAGTTTACTGCGCAGTATGGTGATATTCCGGACATATATGGACAGATTATCCCTGAGCAGCAAGAACAGGCCGGTCTTGGTGAGAAAGCTATTGGTGCAGCAGAGACAGCTCTGACGGCTGCAACAGGCGCGACAGGCGGCACAATCGGGATGATTGGTGGAACCCTTCAACAATTAGCAGATGAAATTAGGTCTGGTGAGTTTGGGTCATACGAAGCAGCCGACAGGATCGAGAAGCGTGCGAATGAACTTGCGGCGGCATTGACTTACCAGCCTAGAACCGAGTCTGGACAGGAAATGACGCAGGCATTGGGTGAGGCGGCTGGTTCTCTTGCCCCGCTAGCTGGACTTGCAGGGCCTATTTCTCAGGCTGGCCAATTGGCAAAGGCAGGCGCACCTAGAAGCGTGGCTCAGGCATTACAACAGGCAAATATTCCAGCAATTCGCAATCAATCATTACTTGAGGCCATTGAATCAGGTTCCAAGAATGCCGCCAATTACATAAATAGAGGCGGTAAAGCGGTTAAGTCCAAAGCATTAAAGCGGGCGCGTGATGCTGGCGTTATTGATGACGCTACAAGTCTTCTTATTAAAGGCTCTAGCCCAGAAGACAAAAAAGCGGCATTAGATATGATTCGGACGGCTAAAAAAGGCCTGACTGACAAGAAGGCGCAGTACCTTGATCGAACCTATGATAGCGTAGGCAAGTCACTTAAAGACCGCATAGAAGTCCTTGATTCCACAATGAAGGGTTATGGGAAGCGAATAGGTGACTTAACTAAAAACATGCAAGGTGAAGTCTCTTTAGATGATGCAGTGAGTAATTTCACAAACAAGCTATACGATGACTTAAGCGTGAGATTTCAGCAAACAGAAGGTAAATTCAAACCGATATTTAAAGGGTCTGCCATTGAGGATAATGCCAAAGCAAAGCGCGTAGTGTCTCGATTAGTCGAAAGAATACAAAGCCCCAAAATGAAAAACCCCAATTATGCACATAGAGCATTAAAGCAATATATTGATGATCAGATGACATATGGTAAAACTGGTGAAGGCTTGACCGGAAAAGCAGAGGGTATCGTAAAGGGCTTTCGAGCTGATATTAATCAGACGCTTCAAGATTCTATCCCAAAATATGGTGAGTTAAATAGTGTTTACTCTCGTGCCGCTGATCTTAGAAATGCAATTTCCGACTCAATTGGCCGTAAGGTTGATTTAGGTGATACCAAAGCACTCGGGACAGCCGCTAGGGCGCTTGGTAACAACACTCAGAAGCGCGGAGTAATGACCAAGGCTCTTAATGATATTGAGGAATTTTCCAGATCAGTAGGCAAGGAGCCAAAGGGTGATGTGATGACGCAATTTATAATCGCCAATGAGTTGGACGATCTCCTTGGTGGTCAAGCAAGAACTGGATTTAAGCGTCAGGTTGGGGCGGGTGAAGCCATAGAGGCGGTTCAATCGATGACTGAGCCTAGAGGTATTCTGTCTAAAGCTGGGGAACTACTAACTAAAGAAATGGATACGGCTGACAGATTGGACTTATATGAAAAAGCAGTTCGCGACATGCTAAGGGGGCAATAATGCCAACTATATCAAGAAACTATAAAAGCGGCGGCATTGAGTCGAGCGAAGTAGACTTAGACTTATATCCAAGGAATACTAATGGCGTTGTTACCCCTTCTGCGGGATTATTAAATGCACCAGCAGACCTAGACCCTCCGCTAACTATTAGCACAAATGGAACTGAGGATAACTACGAGCAAAAAGCAGTAGATATTTCAGGCGATACCGCTTGCCGCTCATATACCACGGCTTTTGGTTGGTCACCTTGGCTGGTGCAGGGTACAGCGGCTTATGCGGATGTTCAAACCAGCCCTACAGATGCCACTGCGGGTAGGTTGCTTAATAACGAAACGACACATATAGGCGGCAATGTAAACTACACAGGGGCGAATTATCAACCCAATACAGCTAATGGAATTGGTGTTGTAACAAAAATGAAGAATAATAGCGGTGGAGCTATTAATGCCGGCGCAACTGTTAGCGGCTCTCTGATAAACCATTATTTTATAGATGCGGCTGGGGCATCGCAGCAAGCGGGTGCAACGGGCGGTTCAGGGACAACTTGGAGAAATGTTAGCGGTTCCAATGTTGGTAACGG